AGGTCGATTCCGGGCCGCAGGATGCCCATCAGGACAGCCCAGCCGGTTTGCACCCCGTTGACGATCAGGCCCCACACCGCCTCGACCACGGCGGCTATGGGATCCCAGATGTCATGCCATACCTGCACCACTTCAGCGCCGTAGGACTTCCACCACGCCCCGAACGTCCCGGCGATCTTCTTGATGTCACCGAACACCGCCTCGACAGGTTTGCGGAGCAGCAGGAACAACCCGCCCACGGCGAGGAGTACGGGGGCGATCGGGGCGAGGAGGATGACGGCGATGAGCTTCCAGTGGCCCTTGACCCAGTCCAGCGCCTCCTGAGCTGCGCGGGTCACCGCGCGGAACGCCCCCTCGACCACGTTCCGGAACGCCGCGGACCGCTCCCACAGCACCGCGATCCCGGCCGCCAGCCCCGCCACAGCGACGATGAGGATACCGATCGGGTTGGCGTCCATCGCCGCGTCGAGGAGGACCTGGACGCCGTCCCAGATCTTCATGGCGACCACGATGGCCTTGATCGCGATCATGGCGCCGAGCAGCCCGGCGAGGAACGCCCCGCCGAACGGGTTCTTCAGCACCCCGCCGAGTACCCCGCCGATCCGCAGGATCCCGGGGATCAGGCTGCCGCTCACGAAGTGGACGAACTTCACCGCCGGCCCCAGCAGCGCGGTCCCCATCCGGACACCGATGGTCTCCACGCTCGACCGCAGGATGTCGAGCTGCGCCTGGACGGTCTGCTTCTGCGCCGCCACCGCGGGCCCGTACTTCTTGATCCCGGCGGTGATCTGGTCCTGCTTCTGCTTCAACGTGGAGAAGTTGTTGATCATCGTCAGGATCGCCGAGCTCGACTTGCCGCCGCCGAACGCATGCGACAGCAAGATGGCCTGCTGGCTCGCTGACAGGCCGGCCGCGTCGAGATGCGACTTCAGCAACCCGATCGTCCCCACCAGGCCCGTGGGGCCGCGCATCGTGTTGGCCAGCTGCAGCCCCGTCAGCCCGATCGTTTTCAGCTGCGCCTCAGCAGCCTTCGACGGCGCCCCGAGCAGCGAGAACGACATTTTCAGCCGGGTAGCCGCATCGACTGCGGGTACGCCTTCGTCGGTCATCAGGGCCAGCGCGCCGCCGACCTGCTTCATGGACACGCCGAACGTCGTAGCCGCGGAGAGGACACCGGTGCCCATCGCGGTGACGTAGTCCTGCATCCGCATGTTCCCGGCGCCGATGATCGCGTTCGTGGTGGCGGCGGCCTGCCCGAAGCTCTGGGCGCCCTTGATCCCGGACCGCCACGCCGCCGCGATCGCGTTGGTCGTGTCCTCAAGGTTCGACCCGCCGACCGCCGCCAGGTCGGAGGCGGTCTTGAGCGCCTTCATCGCCTGAACGTTGTCCAGTCCGACCGACTTCAGATGGAAGAGGGCGTCGGCCAGCTGCAGCGGCCCCTGCTGCGTGCTGGGGGCCAGTTTCAGCACCGCGGCGGACAGCGTCTTGACATCCTGCGCCGATCCGCCGGCCTGCGTCCGGATCTTGGTCATGGACGCCTGGAAGTCGATGCCCATCTTGATCGACGCCGCGCCGATCGCAGCGAACACCAGCGCCCCGATCGCGGCGGCCTTGAACGCCCTGTTGAAACCGGAGGAGTACCGCTCCCCCGTCTTCTCTCCCGCCTTCTCGGCGTCGCTGCCGACCGCGCCTTCCTCGATGCCCTTGCTCGTGTCAGCGGCCACCTGAGAGCTGTCAATCCGGAGCCGTACGAACGCCTGGGCGAGGCCGCCGAGGGCCATGGGTCAGATCACCTCCCCGCCGGTCAGTTCCGCGATCTCCGCGATCCGGTCACGCCGCGACTCCGCAGTCGCAGGGGTGTCGTCGAGCCAGTCAGCGATCCGCACCGGCGGCGGCTCGTAGTCCTCCAGGTCCTCCGCCCCCAGGCCCATCGCGATCATGGCCAGGAAGTGGAGTTGCTCGTCTCGGGCCAGCTGCTCGACGTAGATCTGCTCGACGCAGCTGAGGAACCGCGGCCAGGTCAGCCCGTACGGCGGCTGGTCGCGGTCGTCCGCTGTTTCGGCTGCTTGGCCGGCTTGTCCGGGGCCTCGACCGTGACGGTCTGCTTGGACAGGGAGATGGAGCGCACAGGCAGCTCGTCCTTGCCCCCCAGCCCAGTCGAGGAGCTTGAGGACGGCCGTGTAGGGCGCTCCGTGATCCGCTCGGCGTTCTCCTGAATAGCCTCGTTCACGTACTGCAAGATCCCGAGGATGGCCTCGTCGGAGGTGTCGTGCTCGTCGATGTGCGCTTCGAGGCGCGCCCACTCCGGACCGAACGCCCGCGCGAGCGTCACGTAGATACTCGCGGCCTCGGCCGCATCGGCCGTTTCGTCCTCGATGGCCTTGGCGGCTAGCTTGGACATCTTCAGGACGTTCAGCCGACCCTTGCACTCGAACACCACACCGTCGAGCTGGACCTTGATCCCGGCGAGCGCGTTCTCCGACCCCTCCGGGGCGGCCGACGTGAATTCCCGGATCTCCGACATAAGCTGCACCTTTCCACAGTACGTAGAACATTATTCTGTCCTACGCAGACTATCTACAGGCGCAGCGGATCGTTACCGATCCACGCCCACAGCTCCTGGCCGGTGTCGGGCAGTTCGAGCTCGAAGGTGCATGCCATAGTGGCGTTCGCGCCACCCTTCTTCCGGGCGACCTTCAGTGCGCCGTTCATGATGCACTGCCTGTAGATCATCCGCTCGGTGTGGTCTTCGGCCTCCCAGCCGATCATGGCCCGGACCTCTTCACCGAGGGCCGGGGGTTCGAAGCGGACGACCCCGTTGCCGTTAGTGATGGTGCCCCCGTTGCATGCCACTTTCCAGTTTGTGGCGGTGATCTGCGCTAGGTCGAACGTCACCGAGGAAGTGCGCCCGTCGGGGGCGTTCGTGACGGCGTCCAGCTCTTCCTCGACCATCACAGGGCTCGTCTTGAGCTGATGGTTGAACTCCGAACCGCCGCTGGTGTAGCCGAGAAGCGCCCATCCGATGTCTACCTGCGCCCACGGAGTCACCAGGTCCACGGGCTCAGTGGCCGCCAGGATGTTCGCCAGGAGGTAGCCCGGCCCTAGGGCGAGCTGCTTCTTATTTCCGCGCGTCGCCATGAGGTCATTCGCCCATCGACTTGACGGCGATCGTCAGGGTGGTGACCGCGGAGTAGGTGATCGTGGCGGTCTCACCGAACAGGTCAGACGGGAAGGGGCCCACCTCGGTGACACCGGTCGTCGCGGCGACGGTGAACGTGTAGTCGGCCAGCGCGATGCCGTCGACGTTGCCGGGCGTCACTACGGTGCAGGTCACGGAGCTGCCGGAGCCGTTCTTGACTTCGAGGTACACCTCGTCGCCGGCCGCGAACGTGTCGCCGGCGGTCGCGCAAGCGACGAACGTCTTGGTGGTCAGCGGCACAGCCCGGTTGACGAACTGGGTTTCTAGCAGCGCCATGAGGTCACTCCTGGGTGGTGAGGTAGAAATCGGCGGTGACGTGGAACATGTACAGTTCGCCCTGGTCAGGGGGCACAGGAACGTCGAGAGGGCCGGTCACGTTGTCGGCGACCAGGCAGGTGACCTTTTTGTCCATCGCGACCGGGGCACCGCTGAGGGACCGGACAGCATCCGCGTACGCAGCCGCCGCGGTCTCGGCCGCGGCCTGGGTACCCCCGAAGATCTCCGCGATCACCTGGGCGCAGTCGATCTCCCCCGTGTCCTCGGCGACCATCTGCTGCGGCGGACCCTGCTGGCGGCTGATGACGGCGAACGCGCCTCCGGACGGGAACACCTGGCCGATCAGGTAGGCGCCGTGTCCGAGCGGCCCAGGGCTGCCCGGCTGGCCTACCAGGTCGGGGCGGCCGTTGATCCAGGCGCGGACGGCGGTCTCAGCTGCGACGGTCATAGCTGCAGCCCCGACAGGACGGCGAGGGACTCGACGATGAACGGCTGTGCCTTCGTCCCCGGGTGGTTGACGTGCCGGCCGAACACCTGGCCAGTGGCCCGGTTCCGCAGCGGGTAGTCGCCGAGCGAGTCGATCGGGTGCGCCGGCGTCCCGTTGTTCACGTACAGGCCGTAGGGGGCGGTCGGCCCGATGATCTGCGACCCGTCGGCCTCAAGCTGCTTGCGGCAGGACCTGCGCAGATACCCGGACGGCCGGAGGGGGAAGTCACCGGCGTACCGGCTGCCGCCTTTGACGGTCTTGCCCTTGGTGGCGTAGACGGGCTGCACCTTGGAGACGGGGCAAAGCCGCTTCATGTTCTGCAGCACCTTGGACGCTGCGCGGTCCAGGGCGCGGGCGGGGGCTGCGGTGGGGTTGCGGACCCAGGCGGTCACTGCCGCCTCGTCCCACTCGATCCGCACCTCGGCCACGGCCACAGAGTGGACCGGCTGGTGGCAGCGCTAGACTGGCCTCCTTGGCACGCCAGAATGTTGCGTGCATGTGAAGGCCCCGCGAGGCCAGAGCTTCGGGCTCACAGCTTCGCGGGGCCTTCCGGGTTCAGGGGCGGATGTGCTCGGCGGCGTCGGCGGCCTTGGTCAGCGCGGCGATGAGCTGACGCGCCTCGGCCACAGTCATGGTCACGAAGCTGCCAGGGTGGTCAAGGTCGGCACCGACCGTGCCATCCGGTTCGGGGCCGATGACGGCACGCAGGCCGGCCAGGTCGAGGATGTCGGGATGCTCGAAGTCCGGCTGGCCGCTGATCATCCCGGTCCCTTCCTGCTCAATGTCTGCGTTTCGCAGAAACCATATCGGCATATCGCAGAAACCCGCAACCAGAACACGCAGGCCCCCCGCATGCGGAAAGCGCCCGGCTGGCCGTAGCCTGCCGGGCGCTCCCAGTCGCTTGCTATGCGGTCATGCCGCGAGCGTCCACTCGACGGCCGGCCCCGGAGTGCTCGGCGGCGGAACACCGGTCAGCGGGGACCGGATCCCGTCTGCGGATACGACATCGCCGGTGGCCTGATTCACCCACTCGTACAGGTTGCCGCTGACCTGTTTCGCGGTGAACACCTGCCACGCCGACCCGTTGCAGACCCGCAGCAGCAGCTGAGCGCCCTGGAACGGTTCGGTGATGCACAGGTCCGTGATCGCGCCGCGGGGCGTGTAGATGAACATCTTCGCGCCCTCCACGTTCCCGGTACCCGGTGCGAGTGCCGCGAAGTCGACCGCCGGGTCGGAGTCGGAGTTCGGGTAGGCGATGAGCGGCTGGTTGACCTTGACGGCCTGCCGGTACACATCCCACGACATCGCCGGCGTCTCCTGGTCGGTCTGCGTCCCGCAGTACCCGGCGAACGCGCCCGCGGTGCAACCCGGAGTCGACGCGGCCGCGGGCTTCACCCCGGCCAGCGCCAGGACGATACCCAGGGCGGCGACCAGCGCGGCCGTGATGATCTTTCTGAGCATTTCTGCCCTCCCGTATGGGGGTCGTTGTCTAGACGACCTCCGAGCCTTCCCGCAGGGATGGCAGTGTCAGCTGGTGAACCCGAGGTTGATCAGCTTGCAGCGCCACTTGGTAGCGACGCTGCTGTACCGGAACGACAGCAGGTCCACCTTCCCCGCCGCGGTCGACAGGGTGGGTGACGCCAAGGTGGTCGAGAACTCGTACGCCGAGGCGTAGGCCAGCGTCCGCGAGCCGGTGCCGTCCTGCGTGATCTCGAAGTCGATCGTCTGCCCGTCGGTCGGGTTCGTCGGCGCTCCGAGGGTCCTGTTGCCGCCCAGGATGACGCGGAACAGGTTTCCGAGAGCAGCGTTGACGAGGATGGTCGCCGCGTCCGTCAGCGCCACCGCGGTCAACGCGGAAAACACTGCTGGGCCGGCCGGCGCAACCCAGGTGCCGGGAGTGCCAGCGACGGTGCAGATGATGATCGCCCCGGCTGTGTTGATTCCCCAGTCGCCAAGCTGGAACGTGCCGCTCGCTGGCGCCGACCCGTTCACCGCGCCGACGTATCGGCTGGCCGTGGTCATGCCGGTGAGGCCGGTCGGAGCGAAGAACGGCGGCATCCCGTGGCCGTGCTCGACGTCGGCGGGCAGGCCACCGTCGCCGTCGTATGCCTCCGCGACGGGAGACGGGTTGGTGTAGGTCATGGGGGATTCCTCTCTTGCTGCCGGTCAGCCGGCGTCGTAGTGGGGTAGCAGGGCGACGACGAGGAGCGTGTGATACACCGCTGAGCCGCCTCCGTTGCCGACCGCTTGGAGGGCGATCGCACCGGTAGTGGTGACGTGCTCGAACGACTGCTTCACCGCGGGCCCGTTGGCGACCGGCGCGACGGCCACGATGTCGGTCACAACACTGTCGACGAGCAGCTCCACGTTGTCGGCCTCGGCCGCGGTCGCGGTGCCGGAGATGTAGGCGTACACGTCGATCGCGTACCGGCCCGGGGTGAGGCCGGTCAGCGCGGCGAGCGCCGCGGCCGCCGCTGGCCCTGTCGTGGCCGCGTGGTTGGACTGGGTGGTGCTCATCGTGTCCTCCTGCTCATAGCCAGTTCACGCCGCCTGCGCCCCACCAGTTGTCCCGGAGATAGGTCCATCCCTCACCGTCGACGAACCGGACGGATAGGGTGCCGGGGGGGATCTGGGGGGGCATAGCCCAGTAGGGGACGAGGTCGACCTGGCCGACGCCTTCTCCTTGCATCGCCGCCCGGACGGTGGCCAGGGCGTCTTTGGCGCGCTGGTCCATCACCTGGAACAGGCGAACGTCTGGGTCGCGGTTCATCGGGAACGCGATCTCGATGTCGGCTGCGGCGCGCCATTCGGCTGCGGTGCGGGCGTTGATCCACAGGTCATCAGTGGACGTCAGGTTCTGCGGGAGCTGCCCGCAGTTCCCCACGACCCACTGCACCGACTGGTCGATGAACTCCTGGGCCTGCTCATCGGTCGGGGTCGTCTCAGGGGTGAACGTGCCGAGCATGGCGTCGGACCCGGGGGTCTGGGTGTCCCGGGTCCTGGTGGGTATGTGCCGGGCGACGTCGCTGAGCGTGGGCGCCCAGGCCGCCGCCGGCATGGGCTACCCGCCTGCGGGCTTACGCGCCGGGGGCTTGCCCGCGTCGCCGGTCTTCGCGATCATGCCCATGGTCAGGTGATGCTCGATCTGCGCGGGTGGCGCGTCCGCGGGCACAGGAGACCCCCGGTAGAAGTAGCGCATGCGGAGACCGTCCGGGGTCATGGTCTTGAAGATCGCCAGCTTGGCGGTCACCACGTACGCGGGCTCTGGCGCTTCCGGGGCTGCGGCCATCAGGATCTCTCTCTCGTCAGTTCGTCCGTCTGGGCGGCCGGTCAGAAGTCGATGATGGAGCAGCCCGCGCCCGGCTCCTGAATGACCGGGACGGTCAGCCGGCGGCCCTGAATGTCCCATTTGTCGTTGCCGTCGACCCGGATCGACTTGATCTGGACGGCCAAATCGGACACGGCATAGCCGGGGCCTTCGCTGGTTTCGTCGGCCATACCGCCGAGCTGGGCAGCGTCGCAGACCAGCGGGTTGGCCGGGGCGTGCGGCGAGTGGACGATATACAGGCCGCCCACCTTGTCGATCTCACCCGTGTAGATCGGGTTGTCCGTCGTCTCACGTCGGAGGGCGTTGGTGACCTTCTCGTCGGACATGAACAGCGTCCACACGTCATCGGTCATCAGGAGCGTGTCGGGGTTGTACCCGAGGAGCAGGTTGGTGATCTTGGCCTTGGCCTTCATCGCATCGCGGAGGATGGTCGGCGGGTTCGACCCGGACCCATCCCACGGGGCCCCCGCGGCCTGCGTCGCGGTTACGGCGGACGCGACAGCACTCATCGTCACCCCGTCGACCTGCGCGATCACCGAGTTGACGACCTTCTGCAGAACCCGGTCGACAACCTGCGCGCCGTAGACATTCCGGGTGATTTCCTCGTCGGTCAGCGGAACCTTCTGGCCCCACTTGGCCACCTCCGCCAGGCCGCCGGTGCCGGTCGCGATCGACGATTCCGGGTACGGCTGGCCGGGCATGACCGACTCGACGGGCCGGTCGGTCAGGAACGGCTCGGACATCTCGAACAGGACCGCGCCACCGGTCGACTTGTACCGGTTGGTCAAGACCTGGTCGGAGATGAACCGCAGGTCCACGTAGGTCCGCAGTCTCCGACGAAGCATCGTCGGAGACTGGAGGAACCTGGAAATGGAGAGCAGGTCACCCGACAGTGTGGGCGGTGCTGCCGGGTAAATGGTGGGCATCTCTACATTCCTCCAGTGATGGTGCTACCAGGCCGGGGCGGCTTAGTAGCCTCTCCAGCGGGCCAGGTTCCCTGCGGTCGCACCCTGGACGCAGACGCCCAGGAACGAGTTGATCGGATCGGTGCCGACCACGTATTCCTGCACGGTGCCGCTGGCACCGGCCTTGACCGGGTTACCCGCGGTCAGGGACTGCCCGGAGGCGACGGGGGTCTCATGCAGCTTGTCGATGCCGTACGTGGTGACCTTCGCGCCGGATACCGCGTCGAACGCGGCGACCCCCACGACCTTGGCCGAGGTGACTGCCGCGGGCTGGACGGCGTTGTCGCCGGTCAGTTCCAGCAGCTGGCCGCCCGTGATGGTCGCTGAGGCGGTGTAGCTGTACGGGCCGCAATCGGTGACTGGCACGTAATCCGACATGACCGGTTTCCCCTTCTCCGTTGCCTGCGCGCTTGCCGGGGCCTTAGCCCCGCTTGCCGTCGACCGGGCCGAACAGCTCGTCGTAGAGGGCGTCTTCGGTGCTCCCGGGCTCGCCGCCCGCATCCCCGATGTCTGTTATCGGCACGATGCCAGCGGCCAGGGTGCCGATCAGTTCCTCGGTGCCCTCCGGGTCGGCGGCCCACAGCTTCTCCCAGTGCTCCTTGCGGGCCGGGGGGAACTTGCCGGCGCGCACCGCGGCGTTCATCACGCCGTCGCGGTGCTGCTTGCGCTGCTCGGTACGGGCTTCCTGGCCCGCCTTGACGTCTTGCTGCATCTGAGCCCACTGGGTGGCGTCGACGCGGACCATGCTCTTGTCGGCGTCCGCCGCGGCGGTGACCTTCGCCGCTGCAGCCGAAACCTTCGCGTCGCGGTCCTTCAGCCCGGCGAGGATCTCCGCGCCGGTCAGCTCCGCGTCCGCGGGCTTGCCGAGCTGGGTCCGCAGCGCGGCCAGGTCCTCTTCAGTGACCTCGATCTGCATTCCTGGGCCCTCCTTGGCAGGCTTCGCTCCGTTCCCGGTCACATTCGCACCGGCTGTGGCAGCGGAGTGGTGGTCGTGCACGCCGTCTCCGGTGTGCTTGTGCATGTGGTCGTGGTCGTCGTCGCCGCCCTGGGATCCCATCGCCGAATGCGGGTGGGAGTGCTCCCCGTTGAACGGGTGCAGCGCGGCCGCGGCCATCAGCGGCGGGGGTGTCTTCCCTGCCGCCTTGTAATGCGCGGCCAGGTGGTCGTATGCGGCCTTCTTGTCCTCGTCGGAAACGTCCTTGAGACCGCCCTGGCTGCCGTTGAGCGCGGCCAACGCGGCTTCTACGCCGTCGGTGTCGGCCGCGCCGACCTTCCCGTCATCAGACACGTCGTGATGCGGCAGCTTCGAGTCCGACTTGCTGTCACCCGGCAACGCGAACAGGGCCTTGATCTGCGCCGCGGTGGGGTCGTCGCCGAGGTTCTTGACCTGCTGGCCGCCGTTCCACGCCGCGGCCACGAGGCCGGCCCGGGCCGCAACGGGTGATCCCCACCGCGCGGCCGCAGCTACCGCGCCGTCGGCCGGGAGGTCCTGGTACTCGACCTGGACCTGTACCGGATCTCCGAACGACACGTCGGTGCCCTTGATCGTGATCGGCACCCGGTAGATGTTCGCCGAGGCCTCGTCGCACACGATCAGCTGAGCGGTAGGCGCCAACTGGAGCTCGGTGATCCACCACGACATCGGGGTCGAGCTGGCGTCGTAGTAGGCGCGGCGGACGTCCTCGGTGGTGACGCCCGCGGCCAGCACTGGCGGCATGGTTCCTCCTGTTTTCCACGGGCGGCCAGCGCCGCCGTCTGATGCTGCGATGCCGTACAAGGCGGCGACGTCGGCCAGGCTCGACAGCACCCCGACACCTGGCGGGGTGACGCCGAGCAGCGCGAGGGCTTTGATCGCGAACGGATGGACGTGGCCGACCTGGCACGCGAAGTCGTAGTAACCCTCGATCGACCGGTTCGGGTACGCCGACGCGAGGATCGTGCCCAACCAGGCGGGCATCCCGGACAGGTCCCCGGTGATCTTGTTGCCGTCCGCGGTCAACGACAGGTTCATCACGCGGCCAACGGCCGGTTCACCGTCGAACCTGGGGTCGATGTGGCCCAGTTTCAGGACCGGCGAGCCGACAGCAGGGCACTGGGCAGCCTGTACAGCGTTGGCCAGGTCCTGGGCGGTGAATGTGGCCTCACCGGACGACAGCGCCCACGTGCCGGTGGCCAGGATGTCGACGTTCGGCAGCGTGACGAGCTGCGGCAGATGGACGCTGTTGATGTTGTCGGTCATCACTCGCCTCCCCACAGAGCCACAACCACGCCACGGCATCGCGCGCCGCCGTCGCAGCCGATGTACGCCCCGACCGGGTAAGCAGCATCAGCGTCGTCGAGGGACGCGAACACGGTGCCGTCCTCGTCACGGCACGGCCCGCAGCAGTTGTCGTCGAGGATCTCCGAACTCGCGTACTGAACCGGGCCCGCGTCGTCGGGTGCTGCGGCCATCGCCGCTGACCGGCCGGTGTTCACCGCGGCGGACAGCGCGGCGCCGAGCTGGTCGGTGAGGGACCGGTCCGAAAGGCCCGTCAGGAAGTCCAGCAGCGACCCAGAAGTGTGCTCGATCTTCCCCGCCACACCCGGCGCGGGTGCGTCGGCTGCGGATACCTGGAGGGCCCTGGACGCCGCCTGCTGAGTCAGGTACGCGCCGAGCATCCCGGCCCGGGCCGCGGCGACTTGCTCGAGGCGGGGGTCGGCGACGAGGACTGAGGGGATCGAGACGCCTTGGGTGGCGGCTTCGCCGCGCATCCGATCGGCCGCGGTCTGCGCCAGGCCGGCCATCGCCTCAGCGACCAGGCCGGCGAGGATGCCGGTGTCGGGGGTGAGGCTGGCCACGTCACCGAGCCGGCCGCCGTGCACCGCGGCGGCGACCTGCCCCGCGATCTGGTCACGCAACGGATCAAGCGCTTGCGTCTTCACCGCGGCCATCAGCGCCGTCAACGCGTCGGTCAGCTCCTGCCGGACAGTCAAAGGCTCGAACCCTGCCTTGGCTTCGACCGGTGACAGTTTGCGGCGCAGCGTTCCGAGAGCCCCGGCGGTTGCAGGGTTACCGCCGGGGCCGCTCGCGATCGCCGTGCTCGGCGCCTTCCCGCCAGGCTCCGGCGCCGGATCTCCCGTCTCCTCCGCACCCGGGACAGCGGGGTCGTCTTCGTTGGCCGGGATCGGCTTCGGGGCATCCGGCGGTCCGGGCGGCGGGATCTTCGACGGGGCGTTTGGGTCGCGTTGCGGGATCCCCCACCGTTTCCGCAGGAAGCTGTCCAGGCCCGGGTCCGGGTCGATCGCGCCGTACTGGACCAGCTTGGCGATCACGTCTTCGGTGAGTTCGTAGTTCGCGCCGAGGTCGGGGCAGACGACTTGCGGTGCGGGCTCGTCCGGTCCCCAGTTCATGTCGACCAGGTCGGTGACGATGCCCGGCATCGTCGGCCATCCGGAGGTGGCGACCAGGGCGATCTCGTCGGCGAGTGACTTCAGGGAGAGGAGGAAGAAATCGAGGAACGTCTCACCGAGCGCCCGGGAGCCGTGCGGGGTGGTGGCCAGGTCCATCAGGCCGGCCAGCGCCTGCCGGGAGATCTGCTGGTCGAGGTATTGGATGAATGCCATCGGGTCCGGGATGGATCCGACCATGCCGGCGAGCTCGTATTTGAAGCCCTGCGGCAGCCCGACGCCGGCGGAGTCGCCGGCGCGCATCGCGGAAGCGAGCTGCTGTGCCTGGGTCACCTGGTTGACGGTCGCGCCGGCGGGTGCGGTGACGGTGGGGATTCCCATGCCGAACCGGCGGATCGACGTGGCGTGGACACGCCAGGTCTCGTGCTTCAGCAGCCACGGCGCGTAGCAGGACCTGAGTGGGGAGATGCCCGCCCAGTTGGCGCCTTCCTGGTCGGACACGTACCAGACGAGGCGGGAGGCCGGGATGGGGGTGTGCTGGGTGGACTGCTGGATCGTGTCGATCGTCGCGTCTTTATTCAAATTCATCATCGCGACAGTCCAGGGCATTCTTTGACCCAGATTATCGAGACGGCACATGCCGTTCGGGTCGATCCGGTACCGGCGTTCGAACAGCGAATAGCCGTAGATCTGGTAGATCAGCGCCTGCCGGATATGACGGCCCCAGATCACGCCGCGGCGCCGGGCACCGGTCGGCTTCGGGTCGTCGCCGAGGATCGGCAACCCCATGTCGTCGGCGCAGGTCTGGACTACTTCGGTCTTGCAGCCGCCCGGGTCGATGGCCCAGTTGGCGCGCAACAGCGGGAAGAGGAACGCGCCCAGGACGCCCTTGATCTGAGGGTCGTGCCTCATGCGTCCGAAGGTGACGACGGACTGCGGCCAGATCAGTTCCGGCGAGGTTTCCCACCAGTCGCTGAGCAGGCCTTGACCCCATTGGCCCCAGGCGAAGTCGGGGACGCCGATGTCAGCAGTCGGGGCACCCTTCGCCCACTTGCTGACCACGACGGCGCCTCCCGATTGTCCGCTGCCACGTTCTCTCCTTGCGTGGCAGCGGACAGCGTGGGTGGCTGTTGGTCGCTATTGGTTGACGTTGATTACTGCTGGTTGCCCTGATGGCGGCGCAGTTCCTTGTTGCGGCGACGGGTGGCGAGCGCTTCACCGAGCGTCGGTTGCCGCAATGCGCTCCGGATCTCCCCCGACTCGGCCGCGGCAGCGTCAGCGGCTGCTACCCGTTCGCCTCGCAGCTGGCGTGTCTGCTCGCGGAGCAACGCGGCCTCGGCCCGGTTCCGTTCCTTCGCTGCCCTGCTGTGAATGAGCCCCATCGCGGTCCCTCCAGGTTGTCAGGTTTCTCCCGGATGGTAACGGACTGCGGTCAGTAGGGGACGTTCATCAGGTCAACCTCACCGGAACCGATCGCCGACCCGGACGCCAGCTGGACCGCCCGCTCATGCGGATCCACCCCGCGCCGCGGCGTTGACGTCGGGGGTGTCCATTCGGCGGTGAGGATCCTGGCCGCGTACGAGACGGTGTCGACCTGGTCATCGTTGTTGCCCTTCGGGAAGCTGGCCAGCTCGTCGCACCACTCGTCGAGCCACACGCCGTGCGGGCAGTTCCCGCATTCGCAGCCGGACGTCTCGGCGGGGAACCACACCTTCCCGGCGTGGATCCGGCCGGCCGCGGGGACAGCACGGGTGACCTTGTCGATGTCGGCGACCACCTCAGCAACCGGGACACCAGCAGCTTGGGCATCGGTGACTAGCGTGGAGGAGAAGAAATGCTTCTCAACGAACAGCTGACACTGCCCCCACTGCTCAAACAGCGGCTCGGCCAGGGCGAAATGGTCGTGCTGGGCGACCTGCGCGCGGCGCCGGTCCAGGAGGATCAGGTCACCCTCCGGGGCGACCGCCCACATTGAGATGACGGTGTAGTCTGCGGTCGTCTTTGTGCTGGCGGCGACGTCGACGGTGCCGAACCGCCAGCAGTCCGTCAGGGTGATGATCCGGCCTTCGAGGTCGAGACGTTTCCGGCCATCCGGCCACGGCTCGATCATGCGCCAGTACCTGAACGTGGACCGGCGGAAGAAGTTGCCCTCAGCGGCGGCCGGCGACTGCTGGTAGATGCTGCTGAAGGTATAGGCGCCCATCGTGGCCTGCAGGTTCAGGAAGTGGCCCGGTGCGCGGCCGCGGACGCTGACGAGCTCGTCGCCCGGGTCGCGGTCGAGGGGGTCGCTGTTGCCGGCGATCGCGGGGATCTTGATCACCCGCCATTTGAGCGGGGATGGCCTGGCCAGGATCCGGCCGCCAAGGTCGTCCTGATGCCACCTGGTTTGGATCAGGACGACTTTCGCGTCCGGGCCGAGCCTGGCCACCGCGACGGACTCCCACCAGTCCCACGCCCGGTCCCGCATCCGCTCAGACTCGGCGTCAGCGCGATCTTTCACCGGGTCATCGATCACCAGCAGATCCACTGGCTTGCCGGACAGCGGGCCGCCGATCCCGACACAGTAGGTGCCGCCGCCTTGCGGGGTTTCCCACCGGCCAGCAGCTGAGGAGTCAGCGCGGATCGTGATCGGCAGGTCCGGGCCTGCGAGGTCGATGTCGCGTTTGATGTCGCGGCCCCAGCGGAGCGCGATGTCGAGCTCGTAGGAGACGATCGCGACGCGCAGCTCAGGGTTGTGCTCCAGGAGCCATTCCGGGAACCGGCGGGAGCACAGCTGGCTTTTGCCTTCCTGTGGCGGGATGAACACCATGAGGGCGTTTTCGGGGGCGTCGCCGTCTACGAGGTCGGTGAGGGCCTGGTCGATGAGGTTGAGCGCAGCCGAGGTGCCCGCTTTCGGGTCGAGGTGGCGGCCGAGCGCGAGCGGCGACCGGTAGCGGCGCGACCTCGGTTCGAACTGGCGGGCCGCCCACTCGTAGGCGGTGAGCGTCATGACCCGCCAGTACCGACCCGGATCCGGCCCGACGGGATCACCGGCGCCTCATCGGCGGTCGCGAACGTCACCCACGCGAACAGCGACGAGTCGGTGAACTGGTTTTTCGCGGCCGGGAACTTGGCCACCCCGTTGGAATCCCAGGTGACGGGGACCCAGTCGTCATCGCCCGGTTCGCCGGCTTGCTCGTCGATGATCGCGACGCTGGGCGTGTACGGCAGGAAGTTGAAACCATCGGGTCCGTACACCGGGATCAGGATGTCTTGCTTGGATGTCTTCGCCAGGTACACCGGTGGCCTCCTATCCGTGGGGTGCTGCTGCAGAGTAACGGCCATAAGGTTCGCCAGCAGACCACCGGCTGTACGGCGCGCCGACCGTGATGCCGTCGGGGAGCGGCGGTAGTCCGCCGGGTGTGACGACCGTGGCGGCCGCGGTGATGCTTCCGTGGCCGCCGAGGACCTCGCCGGCGTCTTCGGTGGTGTCCGGCTGGCCGAACTGGCCTCCGCCGGTCATTGTGGCGCCTTGACCGGACGGGACGCCGCCCGTCCCGGTCAGCTGCCCTTGGCCAGCCATCGTCGCGGGCGGTTCGTCCGCCGAGCTCGTGCCCAGCTGCGCTTGCCCGGCCATGGTCGCAGGCGGCTCGACGTCCGAGGCTGTGGCGAGCTGGCCGGCGCCTGTGATCGTCTCCCCCACGCCAAGCGTGCTGTCGGGCGCCCCGAACGTGCTGCTGCCGGTCAGCCCGGAATCACCTTGCGGCGATGTGGACGCGTTGACCTGGCCTTGGCCGGTGATCGTGTCGGGTGCTTCGATCGTCGCGGTGTCGGACAGGCTGCTTTGGCCGGTGAGAGTCGCTGGTGCCTGGTCGGTGGTGTCGAGGGGTCCGACCGATCCTTGCCCGGCGAGGCTTCCGGTGGCGTCGTCGGCCGAGGCTGGCTGCCCAAGGCTGCTCGCTCCGGCTATGCCGCCGTCTGATCCTGTGCCGTCCGTGTCGGACAGGCTGCTAGCGCCGCTCAGCGTCGCGGGCGCTTCGATCGTGGCTGCGGGTGCGAGCGTTCCGGCGCCTTGGATCGTGTCGGGCGCGCTGTCGGTGGCCGCGTCGGCGAGGCTCCCTTGCCCGGCCAGCGTGGCGATGACGCTGAGCGTGCTGTCCGGCTGGCCGACCGAACCCTGGCCAGCCATCGTGCCCGCAGCGCTGTCAGCGCTATCAGGCTGGCCGACGTTACCCTGACCGGTCAGGGTGCTCCCGGCGGCGTCTGCGCTGTCCGGCTGGCCGAGTGATCCGTGGCCGCCAACTGTCTCTCCGGCCGCGTCGGTGCTGTCAGGCTGGCTAAGCTGCCCTTGGCCGCTTATCGTCGCTGCGCCTGCCGCGGCGGTTTGCGGGGTGACCTCCACGTCGACCCAGTACGCCTGGCCTTCGGTCGCCACATACTGGTCGGGGTACAGGAACGTCGTCGAGCTGGTCTGGTAGGTCGACTGGCCGGGCGACGTGGCACTGCTGGCGTCAGGCACGCTGATCGGCCCGGTGGTGATACCCGAACCGCCAGCACCAGTCGTGAAGTAGTCGAGGGTGTATTCGTTCCACCCGGACGGGGTGCCGGCGCCGTTCCAGACGCTCGTCTTGTAGTCGCCCGCTGGCAGCGTGACGCCGCTGTATGAGGCCGACACCCATCCCGACCCGGCTGCGCCCGACCAGCTCGGCGATGTCTTCAGCGTCCCCGACACCATCGTCTGCGTGGAGACATCCCAGATCGCGCATTGGGTGGGAAGCTGGCTAGCGCCGCTTGGCGAATAGAACCAGATGTTGTTCAGCGCGCACGACCCGGACAGGCTGAATTCGGTGCCGAGGATGTAGTTGTCGGCCGAGTCGATGCCGGTGCCGGTCGCGGCGACGTCAAGCTTGTTCGGCCAGATCCTGTAAGAGCCGGTGTAGCCGGACGGTGCGGTGTCGGAGACCTGGACGTCGACCCAGAAGTTCCCGGAGTCGAACCCGCTGGCCGGCATGTCCACTGACGGGTCCGACCCGGCAGTGGAGAAGACGCCCTGTGGTGTAAACGCGGTCGCGGGGGCCGATCCGCCGCCGTCACCATCGGAGTATGCGGTCAGCGGGCCGTTGACGATCCCGCCGCTGTACGGATCACCGGACCCGAACTGGTTGGCCGTCAGCGGGAATCCCGCACTGGCGGTGTACCCGGTCGCGGGCAGGTATTCGGTGCCTATCGCCAGCTGGAACGGGGAGGCTACCGGGACGAAGTTGAACGCGCCCGCTGTGAGCGTGCCCGAGGTGACGACAGACCCGGAGATCACCGCGCCCGCGCTGGCGCCGGTCAGGCCCCACAACGCGAACTTCTGGGGGCCGGTATCGCCTCCGGGGGGGCACCAGAAGTAGTAGCCCTCGAACCACAGGCCGCCGGCCGTGACTTCGAACACGGTTCCGGCGAGGTAGGGGCCGTTGTACCCGGTCGGTGAGGTGGGCGGCTGTGTCCCCGATGACCCGGTACCGGGACGGCCTGATATGCCGTCCATGAGGCGGTAGGTGGTCACTGGTCACCGCCTCCCGCGCGGTCAGGCCCGCGAGGGCGGCTCGTCAGGCGTCGGACGCGGAAACAGCGTTAGGCGCGACGGAGAATGTGTTGCCGATGGCGATCGAGATCGGCTGGCCGTTCCACGGACCCCACCAGCCGCGGGCCTGCGAGGAGTCGAGGATGTCGAGCGACTCGATCGTCCACGCGCCGCCGGAGCCGTTCGTGATGCTCGTCGTCGACGCGGGTAGTGTCACCGCCGACCCTGCAGAGGACGGGGTGGACGCGCCGAGCGCCGGGCCGTTCGTGGTGTACCCGGAGCCGTTCGGCAGCTCGGTGCCCGCCGCCGATGCGGTGGACAGGGTGGAGTTGATCCGCATCGTCATCGCGGAGGCGGTCGCGTAGTTCGTGAACGCGGTCGGCTTGCCACCGGTTGCGGTGGGCAGGCTGGCGTTCAGCACGTTGCTGATAAAGCCGTTGGCCTTGCCGCCGCTCATGCCGTCGCTCGCTGAAGCCTGACCGGCTCGGCCGGGGTGAACGTGATGGTGAGCGGGTGGCAGACCACGCAGCCCGCGACGCCGTATCCGTGGTGGCCGCCAGGGCAGTCGGCTGGGAGGCCGTCAGCGTCGGGGTCTTCGTGGTGGGAGCGGACGTTGCGCCACAGCTTGCAGTCCGCCGGGTTCGGGCAGCTCCCCGCCGGATGTTCGGCGGTGCATACCTTCGGGTCGTGGTCGTGGTCCTGGCCGCAGCACTTGTCCGCGCAGCCGACGGTTGCGTGGAAGTCGGAGAGCTGGCAGGTGTCGTGATGCTTGCCGATCTGGGCTGGGTCGTGGCCGTCGGGGCACGCGCACCCGGCGTAGGCCGTCTTCCCGGTCAGGTCACAGGTGATCGCGTACATGCCCCCGATGGTCAGTGTGCTGGTGGCAGCAGAAGCGGCGCCCCACCCGCCGTCCGGAAGGCTGGCGCCGCTTGCTGCGAACCGGATCAGGTGACGTCGGCCGGATCCGCCTCAGACTCGATCCCGCCGCGCTCGCCGTCGTCCTCGCGGAGCTTCCACGAGGACGAGAAGCTGATCCCGAGGCTGGGCAGGTCGTGACCTGCGGAGGAGTGGCCGTAGGCGCTGACCGCGTAGACCGCGTCGTACTCGGTGCCGTCGGCGCCGGTCATCTCGACGGGTCCGGCTTCGACCACGGAGGTCACCAGGTCTGCGACCGGCTTGGAGTGTGAGTCGTGCTGGTGGACCAGCTCGCTGAGCGAGTGGAGTGTCTGGGCTTTCGTGCCGCCCACGGTGAATGAGAATGACATGCCACGCAGCGTCGGCGCGGTGGTGGCAGCGGGGTCAGACGGTGATCGTGTCGTCGAGGAGAGCGCACGCGCCGCCGGGCAGCTCAGCGCCGTCTACGTGGTCCACGACGTAGGAGGCGTTCCCGTCGACCGCGACCAGCCTGCCCGTCTCCCACATGGGCGGATCCCACCTGGGTGCCGGGTCGTCGTCGTCGCGGACGACGGCGATCATGGGCCGCTCGTAGTCGCACAGGACCGCGCCACACCAGGAGCATCGTTGCCGGAGATGGGCGCCGACCTGGACCTGCGCTCCGGCGATGTGGATCAGCGCCGTCACGGCTCGGTGACCTCCGCCCAGTCGTCGACCACGATCGCCGTGCGGCGGAACACGCGGGCACCGTGTCGGCGCTCGGCTTCGATCCGCTTGGCCAGCGGGTAGACCGCCTCGATATGCGGCTGCGGGTCCCAGAGTTGCCAGTCGCCGTCGCTCATGCGGTAAGCGTGCTCGGTGACGACCACGCTGCTGCCGATGCCCAGCACGGCGGCATCCAGGACGCGGCGGACGAGATCCCGGTCCTGGACGCCGACCTCGGCGAGCACTTCGGCGGCGCGGGTCACCATGTCTTCGGTCACGCGAGGATCGGCCACGGCTACCGCTCCTCCGGGTCGGCTAGACGGCGGACGCCTTCGGCGAGCTCGGCGGCCATCTCTGGGCTGATGCCCTGGCAGCTCCTCAGCTTGATGTCGGGGTCGCCGTCGGCGTAGCGGACATCGGCGCCGGCGGGAGTCCAGAGCCGCGGCGCAGACCAGTCGAAGCCGGGGTCGGTGGTGCCGATGTGCTCCCAGTCGCCGTCGAGCGGACCACGGACGCACAGCTGGCCGTCGCCATACTCCGGCGGCAGCGTGAGGATGTCCTGGGTTATCGCGGCCCTCAGTTCGGGCCCGGTTTCCCAGGTCATCCACCCGACCCGCCGGAACCCTGCGGCCTTCATCTGGCGGACCTGCCACGGCCACGCCAGCCAGCACCAGGCCCGCAACCAGATCAGGACCGGCCACGACACCATCCGGGCACCCGGATCCGGCTTCGGCCCATACGGCTCGTCAGCCATGTCGTCTAGCCTCCGTGGCGCCGAACCTGACGGCCAACCTGGTCGTCCACCGCAGCAGCCTGGTCATCCAGGGAAATGCCGTCAGGATTAGATCAACGAGAGCGGCCTGGAACTCGGCCGCTGCCTCGTTGAAGGGTTTCCGGTGGTCGTCCATGCCGTCTAGCCTCCGTCCCAGCGCTTATTGGACTCCTCGACTGCCTCAGCCAGCGCGCCGGGGCGTCCCGCGTGGCCTGTCTCCCGGCGCACTGCATCTGCGACTTCTCCTGCTGCTGCTTCCCATGCCTCGCGTTCGCGCCCGGTGACGTCGCTCCACAACCTCGCGCCGTCGACGTAGTCGCGGTACGCCTCGAAGGCGATCTTGGCTAGCGTCTCGTCGTCCATGCCGTCTAGCCTTCCTGTTGCTGGTCTGCCGACGCAAGCTGAGCGCGCAGGTCCAGGAGCGCACGCCGACGCGTCCATCCCGACCCGCACCGAGTCACACCGGGCGGGAACTCGTATGGCTCGGCGAGGTAGCCGTTGAAGTAGTTCTCTACCGCCCGCCAGTCGCCTTTCCTGGCCTGCCGGTACGGGTAGCGCAGCGCGCTCACCAGGCGCCTGACACGTCGTTGCTGCCCGCGATACCTGAACTGGCGCAGGTCGCGAAAGAGGCCGACCGGGTAGACGTCGATCGCGTCAGCCATGGACCGTTCCCGTTCTTGCGCGCGGATCCGTGGTGCGGCTTCGAGCAGTGCGCTCAGGAGGCCTTCCCGGGCGGTCGGCCGGCTGCCGTCGGCGCGGTGGTCGTGGAACGCTTCCCACGCGGCCTCGAAGCACCCTGCGGGCAGCGTGTCCTCAGCCACGGCGGCCACCGCGGCGAGCCTTCCCGCGGCTGTTGCGGCGCTGCAGCTGGCCGATCAGCCGGTCATGGCCGGTTGTCCCGACGCCGCGTGTGATGGTGCCGAGCGGGCTGATCCGGGTCGTCCGCGCGGCCGCGCAAGCTTCGCACGGGCAGCCTTTGACCGCACGCGGGCTCACCCGGTCACCGCCGTAGCAGGTTCGGGCACCGTGGGGACGAGGCCGAGCTTCGGCAGGCGCCGGTAGTGGACCAGGTACGCGACCGGCTCGCCGAGACACAACGCGGCGTGGGCTTCCTCAGCCTGATCCAGCCACGACCCGGGGATCGTGTGCAGGTAGGTGTCACCGTGGATCATGACACCGTTCCGGGACGCGGACAGGACTTCGCGGCCCTGCTCAGCGGCACCGAGGGTCGCGAACCACGACACGACAGTGCCGTCCATGATCGTGGTCCGGGACACGACAACGGCCCGGTGCTCATCGACCACCTCGGGTGGTATCTCGCTCATGTAAACCCTCCGTTTACGGTCAGGTTTGTGACCTGGCCTTGGTTCCAATCGCTCACCGGCCGACAATGACGGTCGCTGACCGGACCCTCCGTTTACCGCTGGCGTCGCGTCGCACGTGCCCGCTCACACCTGCGCACCTCCCTGCCGTCCCACGCCACCCATGCCAGAAACGAGGCGGTGAACAGCCAGCACGCGGCGCCGGTGACCGTGAACACGGCCAGGACGACGCTCATGCTTCGCCGCCGATCGCCCGCAAATGCCGGGGGACCACGGTGCCCATCGCCGCGAACTGTTCCGGCCGCGTCCGCATCTCCGGGTCACTGAAAACCGCGTTGATGAACCTCACCATCAGCGCGCCCTGGAGCTCGATCTCCCGGGCAAGCCGATCCTCCACACCGGCCCGCGCCGCTTCAGCGGCGACCTTGGCCAGCAGCAACCGCTCTTCGCGGAGCATCACTACCCAGATGTTCTGCCGGGCCTGCTTCTCCGTATCGACGCGCTCACCGCCGTCATCACCTTGGCGGATGGTTTCCTTTGTCAGGCCCCAGATCAGGTCCTCGTCGGCGAGCTGGGCCACGCGGAACGCCAGGTAGGCGACCATCGCCGCGGAACGGCGTACTTCACGGATCAGCGCGTCGCTAGCACCGATGTCGGTCATGTCCAGCCCGAACCGGGCCACTGCGGCGGACGCTTCACGTTCGGCCGTGACCCGCTCCGCATGTATTTGCGCGTTCGGGGTCGCTCCGCCGTGGTGCTTGCACGCGCCGACACCCTTGTGGTTCGTACCAGCACCAGCACCCGACCGGCACGGGCCATGGTCGGTCTTGGCGCCGCACTTCGGCCGCTTCTTGTACCGGCCGACGCGCCTCGGCCGCGGTCGCTCGCTGGCCTCATCCGTCATGGTGTCACCCCAACTCGATCAGGTCTCATGGGCTGCGCCTCGTTCTGCGTTGTGTGGAGTGGAGTTCTAGAGTACGTAGAAAATGGGTGCGTGCAAGAGGGTCGCGATGATGCGGGAGCTGGTCCCTTGTGCGAGCGTTTCGACGGTGGCGGCGAGATGGCGTCGGCAGGATTTCTGGGTGTCGTGTCTGCGTGTGCCGTAGGAGACGCTGAATATGGCTTTGGCTGTGCAGGGCACGAGGTCACGGTTGCGGTGCTCGCATCGGGTGACGTCTGCCATCGGGGTTCAGCTCCTCGTGTTCACGGCGTTGATGGCGGCACGGATCGCGGCGGTATGCGCCCGGCTTCCTGCTCCTCGGCCGTCCTGCCAGGCGGACCAGACGGCGCGCTGGAAGGGCTTCGGGACGGCGTGCCAGTCTTGCGGGCAGAGCAGCTGGCCGGGCCCGACGCGGCGTGTGCAGCCGGTTCGTGGGCACTCGTGGGTGTCGTCGGCGGGTTGGGTCACAGCTGGGTGCCTGCTTCGCGTAGTGCGCGGCGCCAGCGGGCAGCCAGCTCGAACCCGCGCTCGCATCGGGCCCAGTCGAACCCTCTCTGGCATTCCGGGCAGCCAGCCTTGTGCTCGGCCAGCTCGCGGGCCGTGATCGCGACCACAGTCGTTCCGGTCAGCGCGGCGAGGATGGCCAGGTACTCGAAGCACGGCCAGTCCGCGTAATCGGTCTGGTGGTCGATCTCAGCTGTGCAGGCCGGGCAGTAATGGCGGCCGCGGTGCTCACCCATGCTGGCCGGGAACATCGAGCGGCGGTGCAGCTTCAGAACGGCCTCGACGGCGAGCACGAGGCGGGAGACGCCTCCGTCGTCCAGGCCACCGGAGGCGTCGATCTCGGCCAGGGCGGCGGCGGCCGGGTTGGTCTGCTGTTCGGCCATCGGGGGTCAGCTTCCTGTGAGGGCGGTGCGGAGCCGCTCTGTGCGTTCCCGGATCGCGGACGGCGCGACCTGGCCCACCTCCTGATCCGGGCGGAGCGCGTCGAACGACCAGTCCGCGCCCAGACCTGAGCCGAGCCGCCAGGCGACCAGCATCAGGGTCGGGTGGTCCGGGTGGACGGTGCGCGTGATGAACACCGCGCTGTGGAGGCCGGAGGTCACCAGGTCACCAGGGGCCAGGGCGCTCACAGTGGCCATGGGTCACGCTCCCTTGAGCTGGACGGCTATGCGGTCGCCGCCCCAGCGGGCGACGGTGGCGCTGATCTGGTCGATGATCGCGCGTGACAGGAGCATCCGGTCTTCGATCGAGGCTCCCCAGTCGGCCATGGCAGCGATGTCGATGGCGGCGGCGAGCGCAGCCTCGGAGTCGCGGAAGCGGCGGGACAGGGCGGACTGGGATGGTTCGTGGACGAGCAGGTATCCGCCGTCGGGGTCGACTGCGACCCACAGGCCCGGTGTGGGTGTAGGCGCGGCGGCAAGCTCGACAGTGGTGCCGAGGGTGGTCCGGACGTGGACGGTCACTGCTGGGTGCTCCTCGGGTCGGGTGCGCCGTTGCGGTGCCAGTCGAGGTGGGCTTGCCGTTCGCCGTTCGCGTACAGGTACGCGTCGTGTTCGTCGCCTTTCCAGCCGCAGCCGGGGATCCGGCAGCGGGCCTGGCGGATCGTGGCGACTTCGACGTCGTTCGCGCGGACAGGCCGGCCCAGGCGCGGCGCGGGTGGCTGGACGCGGACGAACCGCTTATCCGCGCCGAAGGGGTCTGTGCCGTACAGCCAGTAGCCGCCCTGGTCGCGTTCGTAGGGCACCAGGTCAGCCCACGGGATCGGGTGGCCCGGCGGCAGGTTCGGCGTGACGTATTCGGGTTGCCAGCAGTAGCCGGTCCAGGCGCGGCCGATCTCGTCGAGTTTGGCCAGGAACGTCTCCCGGGACTCGGGTGCCGTGGTGGCCATGAGTGCCCAGATGGCGCGGATCCGGTCGATGCGAGCGTCGAGCGGATCGGCGGACGGCTGGCGGGTGGGTTTCCTCACCGGGCGGCCTTCTTTGCGGCTCGGCCGGCGGCGAGGTTGATCCGGCCGACCTCTTTGCGGAGGCACCCGCATGACCGGGTGTCGCCTTTCCGGAGCGCGGACACCGTCACCTCGGCCGTACCGCCGCATTTGCAGGTGCAGGACCAGACGGCGCGGCCGTTCCGCTTCTTGCCTGTGGGGTGCTTGGCGGTGAGGAGGCCGAACGGGAGGTCCGTGATGTCGGCGAGGGGCGCGGCCATCAGCCGAGCAGCTTCCTGGCCAGCCTGCCCGACGCGCGGCCGTACACCCGGCGAGCGGCGCGGCGCGGGACACGGCGGCGGCGCACCGCCCGGACGTCGTTCGAGGCGGCCAGGGTCTTGTAGGCGGCTGTTCTCCAGTTCACGGTCAGCTCCTAGCAGGCGACAGAGTCGGCTCGTCGCGGCGGCCGAACGGGTGGGTGCGGGGATCCCCGAGATGCGCCGGGGATAGCTGGTCCGGGTCGTACAGCAGCCCGGTCGCGTGCAGGACCGCGGTCAGCTCGTCGGGGTCACCGCCGTGGCCGGCGACGATCCCGGCGAACGCGACGGCCAGGTGCCGGGTCTCCTCGGCGGTGAAGCCGTTCGGGCGGAGCAGCTGGCGGACGTCAGCCATTGCGGCCGCCTTCGGGGTCGAGCATGAAGACCGCGCGGCCCTCGGCGGCTGCGCGGCGGCCTCCGGCTTCCATCGTCTCCAGGTCGGTGATCATCTCTTCGGGCTCGCCGAACCGGGCGGTCATCTGCGCCGCGAACCTGTCAGCGAGAGCCTCCGGGACGAACCAGTTGCGGATGTGCATGCTGCCGGTCTCGGCGACGGTGGTCAGCCCGATCGAGGCGTCAGCCATTGCCGCCGCCTAGGCGTTCGGCGATGTCCGCGAGGCAGGCCAGCAGCACCTGAGCCCGGCCGAGCGCGACGGCGAAGGCCTCGCCGACGTCGGCCTTCCCGGTGTAAGCCTCGATAGCGGCGGTGCCGGGGAGCGCGGCCAGCGCGCGGGCCCTGGCGATGATGCGGCGGTCATCGGCGGTGAGGCGAGACGCGGCGGGAGGCATAGCCGCCGGCGGTCCGCTGGTCGGCGGCGGGGCGTTCACAGGTACGCCCACGCTTCCGGGTCCACGTCGACCTTGACCGCGGAGGCCGGTTTGGGGGTCTGCCACGGCAGCGGCCTAGCCGGGTCGAGCGGACGGACGGTGATCTCCAGGACCTGTCCGTCCGCGTCAACCCAGAACCGGGCGGCTAGTACGTCCGGGTCGTAGCCGCGCAGGACGGTGACAGGCCAACCTGCCGGGGTGAACGGCGCTTCGTCGTCTTGGTCGACGCGTGCGAGCAGGTAGTGCGCGTAGTGGCTGACCATCTGGTCAGTGATCACGGCCATGGGGCCTCCCTTCCTCTGATGTCTGCGTAATGTAGAAATTGTATCCCGGTAATGCAGAACTCCGCAACCGGGAGGACTGTTACAGGACCCGGAACGCGGCCAGGATCGTCAGCCACGCCGCGGCGACCAGCAGGCCGGTCATGGCCGCGCAGATCAGCAGGCCGATCGCGTAGCCGACCCGCTCCCCCGCGTTGAATGCGGGCGACCGGCCCGGCATCACGGGGCGCCCTTGATCTGCTGGCCGTCGCGGAACTCTGCGATGGCGTTCCGGCGACGTCGGCCGTCCACTGTGGTGATCCGGTCCACGCAGTGATCCGGACCCTTATGGGCGGAGGCTTCCGCGGCCGCGGTCATCGCCTCGTCGTGGCCCAGCTCACCGAACGGCCCGGAGTCGAACGAGCAGGACCCGGAGGTCGGGTACACCTCGAAATGCTCAGCGACGGTCATGGTGCTACCAGGTCCGGGTAGTCCTCCGGCTGGCGGTCGAACTGGCGGATGAACTCGCCGATCACGCCTGGCAGCGCAGCTACCGGCATGGGCGCGAACTCGTCACGGTCGGGGATGAGCGTGGCTTCGGACTCGTCCACCACCACGGAGAAGTCGGAAGGCAGGTCGAGGCGCTTGGCCAGCCAGACGGCCACAGGGCACGTGGAGCATTCATTCGGCTGCCCGGTACAGCCCGCGGCGAGCAGCCGGGCGGCGACCTCGACCGGGTACAGGCAGTCCTTCGCCAGGTCGGCCAAGGCGTCTTCGAGTTTCCGGGTGAGGATCTTGGTGGTGTGCATCGCGCTACTCGGCGGCGGTGTCGTGTGAGGGGCCGGTGCCGTTCGGGGAGTCCGTGTGCGCAGCCAGTGCCGCGGGGCTGGTCGTCCTCGGCTCAATGGTGCTGTCGGGGCACTCGTGCGGGCAGAGCTTGTCGTCGCTCGCGGCGAGCTTCGCGCTGACGGCGACGTGGGAGAAGCGGCACCAGATGCCGCGCTCGTTGTTGTGGGTGTTCCACCAGAACTCCGGCGCCTCGTCCGGGGGCAGCGCGTCCAAGGCCTCGGGGACTGGGCCGATTCCAAGCAGCGCACGGGCTTCCTGGACAAAACGGCCGAGCGTATCGCCTGCCTCCTCATCCTGCCCGCACGTCCCGCACTCGGCGTAGCAGCCTGGATCCTCGCCGATCTCATCGGGCAAGACCACGCCGGCGATGTCCTGGGCGAACTTCAGCAGCGCGGTGCGCAGGGCGAAGCTGGCCAGGTCAGGCCTTTCGTGGCCGAACTGCGCGGATCTCGCCTGCCGGAGACCCTCGATCAGCATGGTCGCGTGGGGTACGGCTACCCGCTCGGTGCCGGCCTCGATGACGATGTTCTCCGCGACGTCCAGGCAGACGGCGAGGTCCTCGGTGAGCTGCCAGCGGAGCTGGTCATGGTCATGGGGATGGGTCATGGCTGCGTTGTCTCCTCTGCACTAATCGGGTCGCTCGCGGGTGCGGGCGCCTCGTCTTCCTCGTCGATGTCGATGTCGGCCCAGTCGTCCTCGTCGTCGATGCGTTCGCCCCACCCCCAGGCGGGGAACAGCCAGGTCCGGCGCGTGAGCGTGACCGGGGTGCCGTCCTCGATGCAGTCGGCGAGCAGCTCGGCGAACACCGAGTTGCGGGCCGCTACCCGGGCGAAGAACCGGTAGATGCTGGTCGCGGGGCCTTCCAGGTGCCAGTCCTCGCCGAGGTCGTCGACCTCCACGGTCATGCCGGCGTCTTCGGCGGCGTCCTGGACCAGGGCGCGGCGGTCCTCGTTCAGCTCAGCGGCCATCAGCGCGCACCAGTCCAGTCGGCCGGCGGGTTGCCGCCGTCGTTCATGTGGTCATCGAGGTTGTTGAAGGCGTTGGCCAGCCGGACAGCGGCCTCTCGTTCCGCGTGGCTGTACGCCTTCGCCGTCCACCACTCGCGGGCAGCGTCGCGGGCGTCGACTAGCAGCTCGTCGGCGTTGGCCATCACGCGTCCAGGGCGGCAGCAACAGCGAGCAGGGCGTCAAGCCAGGCGCCGAACTGGGCCTTGGCGGCCAGCTCGAACCGGGCATCTCCGAGGTACACCAGCGCCTCGAAGCGGTCGGGGCGCGGTTTAGCGTCATAACCCTCGGTGGGCAGGTCAGAGGTCCAGAAGACATTCAGGAGCGGGTGGCCGATCGAGCGGGGGCCGGCCGCGTGGACTGCGGCCTGCCGCATCGAGAACCACATGGGCTCGCCGGTGCTGAACTTCGGTGCGTGGCTGTCGGTGCGGTTGACTCGGACGTCCCAGCCGGCTTTGGTGAGGCGCTTGGCGAGTTTGGCCGCGGCCTGCTCGGCGCCGGTCTGGACTGTTGCGGTGTCAGGCACCGGGTCTCCTCTCGGGAGCGGTCGGGTAAGGGGCGGTTTAGGCGTGTGGGCGGCGGCGCTCAGGAGGCACCTGCGCCCGCTCGGTCACGTCGGTGTAGAGGTCGGCCATCTCGGCGGAGGCCACCGTCAGGCCGCGAGCCAATGCGACCTCGCGGTCGGTGAACTTGTGCGCGGGCCACTGGGCGCCCATCACCTGGGCCTCGTCGTAGAACCGCTTGCAGGTGCGAGCCAGCTTCTCCCGCAGGACCCGGCGCTCGGTACTGGTCAGCGGGTCGGCCCAGCAGGTGTCAGGTGTGGTGGTCATCGGGCAGTCCTCTCGGGAGCGGTCAGGTTTGCGAACGTGGGTTCAGGCGCAGCACATGTCCGCGCAGGTGTCGGGGATGTGGCCACACGAGGTGCACGAGTCCGGAGTGCCGGGAAGCGGAGCGGTCCGGGCCGGAACGAGGCGGTCGAGGTTGGCCATCAGGTCCGCGTGGCTGCGGGTCCGGAGGGTGATCGCGTGGTGCCCGGCCAGCAGCGACCCGACCGTGATCCTGATCTCGGTCCCGTGGTTGGACACGATCAGGTAGGTGCGGTTGATGTCGGCCCAGTCGTGCTGCTGCGGGGTCATGACGACGGCCGGGTAGCGGACCTGGCGCCCTTCGACGTCCACGAGGTCGCCGCGCTGGAAGCTAGCGAGGTGGGCATAGGCGCCCTCGGCGCGGGTGAGGCTGTCGGTGCAGGTCGCGCTCATCCGGTCCCCTTACGTAGAACTTCTGCGTTATGTAGAAACTCTATCGGGCAAACGCAGAACTATGCAACGGGTTCCGAGAGAAATCTGGACAGAAATCTCCCGTAAATCCATGCAGGTCAGCGGCTCAGTACCAGCCGTGCGCCTGTTTGAACGCCCACCCCGAACACGGTGACCCGTAGATATCGCGGAGATACGCGAGCCCCCATCTGATCTGCGTATCCGCGTCCGACGTCCCCCCGTACCGAGGCGGGTTCGCGGCCTTGTACGCGGCCGGGTACGGTGCGCCGTCGTCGCCGTGGTGGAACGCGACCGGCCGCACCGTCACCGCGCGGTGAGGGATGGCCAGCGGCACGACGACCGCCCCGGCGACAACCAGGCCAGCGAGGATCAGCGTCCCCGTCCGGGACGCTCCACGCCGCCACCGACGGCTACGGCCGGGTGGCGGGGGGTTCAGCAGCGGTCGGCGCGCCGGCCAGGACGGGAGACGGCCGGAACGCTACCCGCACAACCCGGGAAGGCTGGACGGTCGGACTGCCCGGACAGGTCCGGGCAGCCGGAGACCGCAAGCAACCTGCGTGCTTCAGCAGCCCTCATGTGTCGAGGAGATAACGGCACGTGGCAGTCATCCACGCACAGAGTTCTGCAAAAACGTAGACCCCGGGCGTATCGTGGAAGTTACCAGGCTTTCACGAACCCGACCGGGGCCTTATGCCATGAACGATAACACGGAAACCAGCGTCAGCACCGGGATCAGGGTGCGGCAAGCCAGGAAGTACCGGGGGATAACCCTGGAAACCCTCGCCGGCCGAATCGGCCGGTCCAAGGCGTGGCTGTCGATGATCGAAAACGGCCGGCTCCCGCTGGACAAACGGCAGGACATCGCCGCAATAGCCGAAGTACTCGAGGTATCCGCGGACACGCTCCTTGGCCAGCCCGCACCGGAGATCCGCCCCGGAGTCCGGACCTGGTCCGCCGCCCCGTTCCGCACGGTCCTGCTAGACGCCGCGATCGACGACCCCCCCGACATCGCCGCCCGGCCGCTCCCCGTGCTCGGCCAGCTCGTCGAGTCGGTCGACCAAGCGCTGAGACGCGCCGACTACGACGTGATGCACCGGGACCTGCCGGGGCTGCTCGGCGAGCTCCAGGTGCACGCCGCCGGGCCGGAGGGCTGCGACCGGGACGAGGCGCTGCGGCTGCTGATCGCTGCGGCCGCGTCGGCGACGATCATGCTGAAGCACTGGGGGCGCACTGACCTGGCGTGGATCAGCGCGGACCGGGGACGGCAGGCCGCCGTGCTGCTCGGCGACCCGGTGCATGCGGGGGCGGCGGCGTTCGGGTGCGCCCACGCGAGCAATTCAGCGAACCGGCCGCGGGCGCTGATGGCCACCCCGGCCGTAGCGGACAGAGTCGGGGATGTGATGGGGGATGACATGTTCGCCCGGGAGGTGTACGGGATGCTGCGGTTGTCGGCTGCGCTCGCGTGCGCCGTCGTGGGGGACCATTCCGGGGCGGCGGATCATGCGGAGGAAGCCGCCCGGATCGCGGCGCCGCTCGGCGACCGGCCGGAGGCGTTCGAGGTGTTCGGTGCCGCGAATGTCGGTGTGTGGCGGGCATCGCTGGCAGCCGAGGCGGGTAACGCCGGGCAGGCGCTGACGTTCGCCGATGCGGTGGAGTCCCGCGCGCTGGCCTCGGATAACAGGCGTGCCGCGCTGTCCATGGAGAAGGCGCGGGCGCTGGTGATGGAGGGCAAGAGCGGGAAGGCGGTCGCTGAGCTGCGGCATGCGGAGCGTCTCTCCCCGGCCCAGGTGCACAATCACCCTATGACCAGGGATCTGGTGGCGGTGATGCTGGATGAGGCGCAGAGGAAAGCGGGAGTAACGGAACTGCGGGGGCTGGCGTGGCGGATGGGTGTCGTTAAGACGAGAGGCCATTAAGGTACGCGTATGTCCTGTTTAATTCCCTGAACTTTCCTGTTGTTCAATTTCCTGAACTCGCCGCCTGATATCCCTGTTACGGTCGGTTTCTGTTAACCGAATAGGGGTAATGGGACGCGCAGGGAGGGGAAATCATCGTGTGCGCAATTGCGTCTGGCGGCCTATGTCACGTAAGAGCCGCGCTGCGCAACGGTCCTGATAAGGCCGTCGCTGCGGAGCACCGCAATAGCCCGGCGCACCGTGGTACGGGCGACACCGAACGTGCCCATCAGTTCTTTCTCGGACGGCAGCACCTGACCTTCGCGCAGGTCGCCCGATTCGATCCTGGCACGCAGCCAGCCGGCGATCTGCTGGTGCGGGGGCAGGTCTCCCCGGTAGTCGATCTCAGGCGGCTCGGACACCGGAACACCGTAGAGGAGCACCGTACCTAGCGGGCCATAGAGGTACGTAGCGCTACGTAGCTGTGAGATGAGCAAGGAGGATGCGCCCGATGGCAGGAAGGACAGCGGAGATGGCCGACAAGACCGGCGCGCTAGCCGATTCTGAAGCTCTCGCCGCCCTGCGATGGCACTGGGGCCGCGCGTGGGACATCGGCGGCTGCGGCGCCCGCTGGCGCGCAGCTCGCAGGGACGGCGCCGCGGTGCTTACCCGGGCGTCCGCCGCCGGCCTGGACTTCGCGCTGCAGATCAGCTACGGCAGGCCGCGGTGACCGGCCCGTTCGACGTCGACGAGGCACGGGCGATCGACGCCCTGGAGCTGGCGTGGGGCGAGACCTACGACGAGATCGGCGTGTATGACGGCGAGTGGTACGCGCACCGCAAGGGCGCCCCCGGCGGCGACGTCGTGACCGGCGCCACCCCGGACGAGCTGAA